CGCACGAAGGGTGCTTGGATGAACAGCTTCTTTCTCTTGGGGTATATGCCCCTGAGAAATTAACTGATCGACCAATTCCTTTGCCATGACATCTTCACCCTGACCGAAAGTAAGGGTAAGGGTATTTTTTATAATGTCGCCATGACCTTTTTCTCGTAGCCACGCATGAGCATCTTCTAATTTTTCTTTGCTAATGCGGGCACTGTAAAAAGGCTCTGCTGAAATTTGAGAGCCGTCATTTAGTTTAAGATTAGTTACGCCAAGTTGACCTAACTTATCTGGGATTATTTGCTCAGAGAGTTCCCTCTGTTTCTCCTTGAGTCTTTGAAGTCTTTCTTCCATATTGCCAATCGCACCCTCCAAGTTGAGTAGCTTATTACATAGCGTACTGAGATCCTCAATTGAAGAGTCCTCAATCTGTTCGACAGCTTTTGTGGTGCTTTCCTCGAATAGCTCATTTATTTTTTCCATTTTTACTCCTTAAAGGTATTACATTTTTAAGATTACTTTTAGTTGGGGGTGTTTCAAACTCAAAAGAAAATGCGATGTCCCCTTTACTCACATCAATTACCTCGATGGACCCAATTGGGTTATCTAATTCAAAGTAGGTGTATCTAAGGGCTTCATCCAATGTGTAAAATGCTCCAATTACCCAAGGGTGATTTTGATTAAGAACTTCAATAAAATAATCGCCGTCCTTGTCAGAATAAATTTCGATTTCTATCTTCGTTCTATATCCGTTTTCTTTTTTTCCTGTCATCATCAACTCAAAGTTGCAGTAGGACTATACCACCTGTATAATAAATTACAACATTTATTTGAATGTATAACGAATAATAAAGGACGAGACTTATGAAGCTGGAAGAATATGAATTTAAGACCGAACCGTATGAACATCAATTTGAAACTTTAACTCACAGTGCATATCGTACCTTATTTGCACTCTTTTTGGAAATGGGATTGGGTAAATCTAAGATTTTATTAGACAACGCCGCCCTACTATTTGAAGAACAAAAAATTTCCGGACTTATTATTGTTACCCCTAAAGGTAACTTACGAAATTGGGACGTTCACGAAATTGCAAAGCACTTACCCGAACGCGTGGATAGAAATGTTTTGGTATGGCAACCCAACCACACTAAAAAATGGCTCAGGGAATTTGAAAAGATAACTAAAGAAGACAGCACTGGGACCTTGAACATCTTCTTAATAAACGTAGAAGCCTTCGCCACCATCAAGGCCTGCAAATTTGTAGAGGAATTTTTAGTTACCCACGATGCCATGATGGTAATAGATGAATCCACTACCATTAAAAATCCAAAAGCCAAACGAACCAAACATTTAATTAAGTTGGCGCCCCTCGCTGACTACAGAAGAATACTAACCGGCTTTCCCATTACCAAGGCACCCTTGGATTTATACTCCCAATGTTATTTCTTATCTCCCAACCTACTCGGTTTCAGTAGTTACTATGCTTTCCGTGCCAGGTACGCCATTACGCAAGCACGGACCATGGGCAGACATTCCTTCCAACAGATTATAGGCTTTCAAAAATTAGAAGAGCTACAGGAAATCATTAAAGATTTCTCCATCAGAAAAAGAAAAGAGGAGTGTTTGGATCTTCCAGAAAAAGTTTACATGAAACGTCATGTTGAATTAACAGACGAACAGAAAGTTGCATATCAAACTATGAAGCAACAAGCTTTAATGATCTTGAACGGAGAACTTTTCTCCACCATGAACGTATTGACCCAGCTTATGCGGTTACAACAAGTAGTAGCAGGCAGTTTGCGTAATGAAGAAGGGGAAACCGTTATCTTAAAAAATAATCGCGTACAAGCGGTGTTAGATTTACTGGAGGAAACGTCCGGGAAGGTAGTTATCTTTGCTATTTTTCAAACCGACATACAGGAATTGGAAAAAGCTATTGCGGAGAAATTCGGTGAAGGTGCAGTAGCCTCTTATTACGGTAAAACACCGCAGGACAAACGCCAAGTTATTATAGACAAGTTTCAAGACCCGGATAGTGAACTCAGATACTTTGTGTCTAATCCGCAAACCGGAGGTAGGGGCATTACTTTAACCGGTGCTAATAATATGATCTTTTACTCTAATTCCTACGACCTGGAACTAAGGGTGCAAGCGGAAGATCGTATCCACAGAATAGGACAAGAATACAGTTGCACTTACATAGACTTGGTAGCAAAAGGCACCGTTGACGAGCAAATTCTAAAGAACTTGCTAAACAAAGTGAAGATCAGTAACGAGGTTTTAGGAGAAGTTCGCAATTGGTTTGAATAAGGTATAATCAAATGATGTCCTTTGAAGATTTTTTAGAACACGCCACCATCGAAGATACCGTTGCCGAGATCTTAAGAGAAGTACATCCTGTATTGGAGCGTAAAGTAGAAGATACCCAAGCTTCCCCTTGGGAAGTAGCCACGGCTTTAATGATAGAGCTTTCTGGTATCTCTACAGCAGCAGAATTGGACCGAACCGTTTTGCTGAATCTATTGGCCTTCCTTATAGACACAACCAAAGGATCCATCAGTCAATTTGATGATATTCTACCCCACGCATCCATTACGAGACACTGATGAGCAAAGAAAAACTTTACGGACTACGCGATCAACTGGGTAAGTTTCTTTACGATCCTACTCCTGACCAAGCGGCATGGCGCGATAAGATGTGGGAGGAAGGGCGCTTTGATGAAATTTTAAAAACCACCAAGCAGGTTGAGGAACAATTTGATTATGTCGAAAAACAAATCGAAGCCTTTGAAGCAGCCGAGCCAGAACTAGGGGAAAAGATTGTTGCCAATACCCTGTTGAACCTGCCTTTGGCCAGAGGCTTAAAAGGTACGGGACTTGGTTCCCTTCTAGGCATAGCCGAAGAAGAGCTGGGCGCGGCCGAAACACAACGGCTCGATGATATAAAAAAAGAGATTAACCAACTCAATGCGATCAGACAGAGGGACCTTGAAGGCGGAAAAGTTACGTCCGGCACTATCAGTAAAATCGATGCGGACATCAGAGCCTTGGAAAATGAAGGCGCTGAACTTAAGCAACTTTTAAGCACCCCACTTAGTGAGGAACCGGAAGATCGTAAAAGGCGCCTCTTTGAAGAGTTTATTAAGGACAAGACGGACTTAACTTTTGCCGAGGAAGAATTTTTAAAGGCCTATCCGGAATTTGGCTCCCCTTCCTTAAGACAACTTACCCCTGAGCAAATACTGGAGGAACTGGGGGCGCAGGAAGGAACGGTCTTTGACGAAGAACTACTGAAAAATGCCGAAGGTCTAGCTAAAAGTATGGGAATTTCCACTGAGGATTTACAAAAGGCCCTTCAACAGGGAGAAAAAGAAGGCCTTATGTCTTTGATTAGTAAGACGCCTACGACGGGGGAAGTTAAACCAGGAACTTTAATACCAAGTATTAAGCAGGAACTAAAAACAGACCTTGATCTTAAAAAAGATTATGCGGAATTTTTTAATCCTCCTACTCCCATTAAAGGAGTAAAAAATGTAGATATAAAGAAAAATTTGGCTGATTTTAAAAAGGGAAAAATATCCGCCTCAGAAGCCTGGGAAAACATGAGCCCTCCTTATACAACGGAAGAAATTAATAAACTTGAAAAGGATGAATTTAAAAGCGCATTTAGATTGGCTGAAGAAAAATGGCAAGAGACAAGATCAGAATATCATAAAGAAGCAATGCGCCAACTAGGCGTGAGAGCTTATGGAAAAGGATACTTAAAAGGAGATATAGGTTGGACGGACCTAGGCTACCAAGGCGGCGGCCTAGTAATGAACTACGGAGACTACGGCAGGAGCTATAAATAGTGTATGAAAAAGTAAAACAGACAATGGTAGCAACAGTATGGCTACTATTTCTAGTGGCACTCTTCACCGTAGCTGTACCCATTTTTTGTTACCATAGAATAGGAGAAAAATATGCCGAAAAAAAGAGCGCGTGATCCAAAAGGACAGTACAAAGGGGATGATCCCAGCACCCCTGATATGAATGAAGCGTGGGAAATGACGGAACCCAAGTATATGTATATTGCGGATAACGTCGTTAAAAGAATAGATGAGTGGTTAAAAGAAAGATAACCCGATCTCAGAGAAGCAACCGAGTAGAGCGCACCCTCCACGTTTCCAACAGCAGATATAAGAAGACTACCCAGGGTCAATCCAGAAATTCCCGCATGAAACCGGGACGTAAACGCTACCGGGGTCAAGGATGACAAGCACCGAGGCCATTATTATTGCCGTTAACTTAATTTTTATTGTATGTGTCGTATATGGAGTGTTATACTTTTTCCTATGAACGCGAAGAAATGTAAAACTTTACGGAGACTTCTTAAAGAGAAGGGCTTCGATTATGCACAAACTAAATACCTGCAAAAGAAACTGGTGTATAGTAATGGGGAGCATCCTTATCCGCCGATCTTTTTAGATCCTAAGTGCGGAAGAGCGGTGTATCAAAAGAATAAGACCCTGTCCGGGGGGCTACATAAGTAATACCGGATACGGTGCCAGCGGGCGGTGTGCCATCATACAAAAACACCCGCGTCGGAGGCCTAACGCTTTTCCCCCATGAAATATAGTTAGGCGACTCTAAAAAGGGGTTGACAGGACGTTAACCCCTTATTAGTATGCGATACATAATGGACGCGCGGGGTAATTCCCAGAGTCTTGATGATACTCCCTGTATAGGGATCTGTTCAGCAACGCAATGGGGTGATGCTATTTGTAAAGGCTGTGGACGAACGGTCACGGAGATCCGCGACTGGAATCTGTTCCCCCCTATTTATAAAAAACTGGTAATCCTCCGTGCTGTGGACGAAGGCTACACCCCCAGACAGGTATATACTTATGAAAACGATCCTGATAAAGACCGCAATAGACGTCGAATCTGCCCGCTCCTCACAAGCAAAGACAAACCTTCTAGCCCTGTGCGAAAATGGGATGGCAATACCCGAACACTCCGATTTAGTTCAAGAGATACTTAAGCAAACTACCATCAAGGCGGAAGCCGACGAAAACGTAAGAGTTCTCCAAGAACTTCTGCTAGAATAAAGAGATTATGAGAACGGAGAAAGACTGATGCCTGCTGGTGCTGGCGGAGGAATGGATGACTTACTGTCTCCTATGGGGCCCACATTGGGGATAACTGGGAGAACAGGAGTAGGAGGTGTTCCAGAGGTTGTCGCTATTGGACAGTCAGGAGGCGGCGGTGACTTCTTCGGACCAGGGGGATCTGGATTCGGCATGGACTTCAATGACTTCAGTGGTATCGGCAGTTACGGGCCTTCTTTCGGATTGCCTTCAGGAAATGTGATGAGCGCCACGGGATTCACCCCGCCCAAAAAGAAAGAAGAAAAGAAACAAGAAAAGGAAAAAAGACGTCAGCCTTTCCGTGATTGGGTGAAAGCCCGCAGACGCGGAGAAACTCCCTTTAGAGATCGCTGGCAAGACCCCGCAGAAAGAAGGAAGATACTGCGCCGAGGTGGCACAGGGCTCCTTTCCCTTTTGTTTCCACAATTCCGCATGGCCCAAAATCTCTACAAGTTCGGTAAAGGCATGAAGGAAAACCCTCAAGGGATAATGGGTGCTTTAGGCAATATGTTTATGCGACAAAAACTCGGACCCAATGCCGATCTGTTCGGTGCTGGTATGGGACTCGCCAGAGGCGCCCCGGCTGGGGACATATTTAAGAATCTATTTGTCGGCAGGGGATTGAGAGCGGGAATCGGTCAACTCGCCCCATCACTTTTCAGAAAGGCTTATCAAGAACAAGGCATGAGGGGTGTTCACATGATGAATCAACTACTTAGTACCGTTATGCCTATGGCGCACAGAGGGATCACCGGTAAACTGGGCGGCGGTGGCGGCTAAACCTTACGCTGGCGGACACATGTCCGTTACCCATACTGATGTCGGCGCCCTGGAATTCCTTGAAAGCCGAGGTGCCCTTACCTTATTAGATGTTGGCTGTGGCCCTGGCGGTCAAGTACAGGAAGCGATGAACCGAGGTTGGAAAGCTTTTGGGATCGACGTTGATGTTTCTTTGTTGGATAACGGCCCCCCGAACGTCGCCATTATCGATCTAGCCGACCAACCGGTTATTTTTCACCAACCTTTTGATGTGGTGTGGAGTGTGGAAGTGGCGGAGCATATCCCTGAGCAGTTTGAAAAAAATTATATTACGACACTCGTCGAGAACTGTAAGGAGTACCTGGTAATGACCGCGAGCAATATCCCGATGCCGTTGCATTTTAACTGTAAGCCGAGGGAATACTGGATTACTCAAATAGAAAAGGGGGGATTGAATTACAACGAAGGCTTACTACGACAGCTCTTAGAAAGCAGCACAATGAAAAGGGAGTTTTTACGTGATACGGGGATGGTGTTTAACCGACTTAATCATGGGTAAAGGATCCAAGCGTCGTCCTCTGTCTGTCCCCAGGGAGAAGTTCTAAGAAGTCAAAAGCTTAAAGATTCTTTTGCGTGAGCGTCCGTGTATTTTCTTGGTACGGTGGTGAAAGGCCTGTAGGGTACGGTGATCCAACGGGGAATCTTGGACCAAGACCTTAAATATCTTTTCGTCGGAGAACCCCAGAGGTTTTAACATCTTGTAGCGTTCATTGAGTTCTTTGCGGGCACGCCTTTCGGTAACGCCGAAGGACTTAACGTATTTTTCTAACTGTTCTCTGTTCATTTATCTATTCTCCTAGCATAAAGTTCATCATTCGTTCTGCTCCCTCTATGGTGGATAGTTCTGGTTTTGGTCGAATAATGACCTCATGGTTAAATACCTCTGCATAAGCCACTAATTCTTTTAGGACAAACGCAGCCTTCCCTCGTTCAAGTAGACCTATTTTGTGATAATAGCTTTGGAGTCCCTTTGCTTCATCATAAGGAAGTCGCCTTTTGTGGATTAAAACACCTTTTTCGTTGAGTTTTTTAAGAGCATCATGCTGAGACCACCCTCGTTCTTTGCGTTTAGTCTTAAAGAACTGTCTAATTTCTTCTTCTTTCATTTTATTTCCCCTTTTTCTTGTCGAACCATTTGTCTATGGTTTTCTTACCGATATACACCAGTGCGACTAGGAATAGAAGCACTATGGCATTGCCGTACCACGGCAGGTCGGTGGTAAGTTTAACCCCGCCTATTTCCAGACTTTCTTCGGGAACGGAAGTTTGTTCTACGGTGACGATGGTATCGTCCTCGGCTTCTTCGATGGTAATGGTTTTTGTATCAGTCATATTTTTCTCCGATAGACCTTGGCCCCTTTTGTGTACCCAAGAGATGATTTACTAAGGGACCAAGGCCCAAGTTCATTTTATTCATAAATCCAATTTTTTTAAGACATCTCTTTTGGCTCTGGCGATGTCAATATCATTCATTCTTTGGCATAACTGTTCTGCCAAGGTAAGATATTTTGAATTTTCCTCACTGGTTATTGACATGAAAAGGACAGACGAGAGGGCTTCATAATCGTTGGTTGGTGGTTTCATTGTTCGACTTTCCCGATTAATTTTTCGTATTGTTTAGGATCTGATAACCCCTTATCAAAGCGTGGTAGTAACCAGGCGATGATCTTTACCTTTCTTTCTTGGTCCTTCTTTGTTTCTCTTTCGTATAAGTGACACCGATCTAATCTTTTTTTACAACTACCACAGTGGGTGGAGACACTAAAAAATTGTGTTATGTTTCTCGCTTCGTCCTGTATCACCTCAAGTTCAGTTAGCCTTGGTCCAGTATCTCCACAGTGGCTACAGGGTTCACGGACCAAGGACGAAGGACTTACCTTATCCAACACTTGTACCCTGTGCATTCATCTATGGGGAAGCCACAATGCTCGCAAGTAGCTTCTTCAGGGCCGTACAGGACCTGCCAGAGCGGTTTTATTATTTTATTTTTATTCATAATACCCAATATTATAAGGATTTTATAAGTCAGTGCAAGATTTATTTTATATAAAGGGGTTTTCTAACTTGAACCGCACCTATAGGTTTACGCTGTAAGTTATTGATTTCATTAAAGAAAATATTTCTTCTAACTTATGCCAAGTTAGATAAAAACTGTAATGAAATCAATGGCTTAGAGTAACCCTATAGAAAGAAAACCTCACCTCACTTCTGCACACACAGAAAAGAATAACAAGTTAGGGATTTTTTCAGAATCACGGGTGAGAAAGTTAGAGTGCTGGAAAATGTTGTTGTATAAGGGGTTCCCATCTAACTTCTGTCAGGTGAGGTTCAGGTTAGACAGGTTAGAAAATAAGGGTTTTCTTACTCAAAGTTACTCTGTTATAATGCTTGTATGTCTAAACTAAGCAATAATTGTTACCTGGGACGCTTTTGGGATCAGGAAACAAGAACATTTAAAACATGGAGTGAAACATGCCAAAAGGAATCTCCGGAAATATCTCAGGAAAAAACAAAAAACACCTGACGCATAAGCAGATCCGCTTTGCCAAGGAGTATGTCTATAACGATGGGTCCAAAACCCAAACGGAATGTGCTTTGGACGCTGGCTATGCCGACAGCTCTGCGGCCGTGCGTGCTTCTGAATTAACCAATCCACAGAAGTATCCGCTTGTGGTTCATTACATACAGACTCTCCAGACGGAAGTAGATAAGAAATATGAAGTTACCTTCGGTCGTCACGTTAGGCAATTGGCCAAGATAAGAGATCAAGCTATGGAGAAAGGTAATCTCACGGCTGCGGTTTCTGCTGAAGTCCAGCGAGGTCGAGCGGCAGGCTTGTATGTTGAACGTAAGGAAGTGCGTACAGGTACGCTTGATTCTCTTAGCGAAATAGAGATAAAAGATAGGATTAAGAAGCTATTGGGAGACTATAAGCCGTTGTTAGATGTTGTTGATGCCGAGATTGTTAAGCAGTAAATACTCGTAGGAACTTATTGAATAAACTTTCCCTGTATTTTTCCCCTTCATAGCCTTCTGGAAAGTCATAAGTCTTTTTGCCTGTGCTTGTGTCTTCTATCTCAATTCGTCCGTCCTGGTACTTGGTTTCCATCTTGCCATTATTAAGATGTAAAGAGATAGGCTTGTTTTTCCATTCCCTAAAAGCTTCCTGCCTTCTGGTTTCTTCAACTAGGTGGGTGTATTCAGTCATTCTTCTTTCTCCTCTAATTCAAGTTCAGATTTTTTAAAAGAAAGGAAAACCTCATCTTCCCATTCTGCATATTCATCTTTTATAACAACTTTAGTACCCCAATCGTCAACAACTACCCAACCATAATCATCTACGTCAGGTTGATCAATAGGCCTAACTTTCATTCCATACCAATTATTCATTCTTCTTTCTCCTTTTCTTCAACGTATTCTTTAAAGTCTGGGGTTAGTCCCAATGTTTCCACAGGGGTTTCTGCATCATCGTATTCTTCCCACTCTAATTGTTTGAGGGCGTTGCTGTGTCGATCCACTAAAGTATGCAGGACATCTTGTAGCTTGTTACTTAGTCGAGGGTGGGTATCAATCGGGCAGTCGATACAAAGTTTGTAATGCGGAGATTTGTTTTTAGTATTAATAGCTACATAGACGAGGAGATCCAATAATTGATTGCGTTTAAATATCTGGATTAAGCCTTCGGCCTGTGGCTTGTTGAGATAAACTCTTTTTCTAATCATAGTGTCCTCACTTTTTGTTGTTTAACTGTAGGGGGGTGTTCGGTTTGGATAATGCTTCGTAGTAATTCAGTCGTTACTTTCTTGCGTTGCTCTGGTGTTACTCTTGATAGTATCTTGATGTCCCTTTTCTTTGGCTTGTAGGTTTTCCAATAGATCGCTTCTGCTGGTTTTGTTCGCCAAGTCCATTTTATCGTACCAGCGTCTTTTGAATCAAAATGCAAAAGAGGGTCGCAAGGGAGTTTATCTTTATAAAGAATCAGCTTTCTCCTTTAAAAAATAATTGAAACTTTGACATTTAGGACAGACTACATTGTCATCTTCGTTCCAAGAGGTTATCTTATTACCTTGCTCATCATATAATTCTCCGAATGATGTAGATTCATGCCCACAATCTAAGCACTCGTTAATTTCGTCGTTGAAATCTAAAATTTCTAACTTATTTATACTCATCAGTTTTCTCCTTATATAAATTTCATGTGGGGTTTGGCTCTGGCTTTAGCTATCTCCAGATCATCAGTACCTAGCCTAATCGTAGGGTGGCTTGAATCCTTTGATACTAGAACATACTCGCCATTGTGTTTGTCTAGTTTGTATTCTTGCTTCATTTTCTGCTCCTTTTACCTTTCGTTAAAAACTTGTCCATTTTGTAACCTTTTAATACCAGGTCGTGTAGCTCCTCTACTTCTTCTTTGGTAAGGTCGTGACGCAAACGAATACCACTTTCCTCTTTTCCACTTGCGGTTTGATCAGCAAGGTAGTCTCCGTAAAAGAAAACTTTTTCTATTAACTTCTCCATCTATAACTCCTCAATAGGCCCAAGTTTGACTAGGCAATTTAGTTAATGGATTTAAGTCTATTTCCTCTCGTTTCTCATTCAGTTCTTTGAGGGTTAGGTATTTGTCGCTAGTAAAAACGACAAAGCCACACTCATAACATTCAATGTGAACACAAGGAAAGGGTTTATGGTCTTCACTTACCGAACAGTCTAGTTGACAGTTCGGACAGGTTATTTCGTAATCATATCCACTCATTTGCGATCTCCTTTTTCATATTCTTGTTCAATTTTTTCTGTTGTAAATCTGTCTGCCCACATTGTTTCGTTATCTGTAATATCAGCATTACAAATAATTACTTCAGACTGATCTTTATGTTGGACATAGAGATTTAAATGACCATCACTATCTGAACACACTTCTATTTTCCAATCTTTTATCTTATGTTTTTGATATTCGTGTTCATTCATCTATAACTCCTCTGTTATTTTATTAATAATCTCTCCGATCACTCTCTTGTGTAGCTTTCGGTCTTTTAAAATATCTTCCTCGTCATCGTGCAAGGTAATGATAGGCACTCCTTCTTTTGAAGGAAAGACATAATACTTAATTGGCCTTCCA